CCAATTGGTGTATCAACTGAAACATTAACATCAACGCCACCTCTACCCTCAGTAGTGTTACTTGTGAAGTAGTTGTAAGTAAACTCTACATCAAAAATTTCCATAGCGTTAACAGAATCATAATCAAGTGCGATGATACCAACAGACGTTGGGAAAGCATCAACAAATTTATATGATTTGACTGTTGCGCCATTTCTATCCAATTGATGGACTAGCAAGTCAGCTTGATAGTCGCTAGGATTTACTCTTCCTTCAGTTGAACCATGGTTTTGAATACCTGTCTGCCACACTTCCATAGCATTACGGATATTAAAATCAGTATCATTGTAGACACTAATTGTCCATGGAGCAAAGGTTCTTTCTCCTGCAAAGTTCACTGCTCTTCCACGGTATTGAACAGGAACAGGATCAACAGTAGATGCAGGCAGCTGAGCTGCCTTACATAAGAATTGAGCCTGTTGACCAGCAACTACACCTGCAGTGACATATGTTGGGAAAGATAATTCAACACGAAATTGATTGGGACGTGCACCGCCACCAGTCATTTGTGCTTTAAAGTCAGCAATATTTGCCATTTAAATCTCCTTGTTTTATCTATTTATTCCCTGTTTATGCACCAATTTCTTCAAAAGAAACCCCTGATCTAGCAGCAACAAACGTCAAGTTGATGAAGTTGATAGAACGATTAGGTTTAATGAAGATATCACATGCGAACTCGTTGCGGTCAATAACTTCAGCTGTATTGTTTGTTTCATCACAAACAACAGCAAAGTCAGTAATACCACGACGTCCTTGTACATCCCTCAAGAATGGCTCAACCAAGTTTTTAAATTGTGCTCTAGTAAACGAGTCGTTAAATTCAAACAACTGATATTTGGCAGCAATAGAAATCGCCTTTTCTAGAACAATGAACAATCTTCGTACATTAATTCTATCAAATGCTGATGGTTTAGCGAGAGCTGTTTTATCGCCAAATAATACGGTTCCTTGTCCTGGGAATGTTACGACAGGATTAACACCGTTCTTATAAAGTGTGTCACGAGCTGTTTTGTTAGGCGTAAATGCCAACTTAACAACATTCTTAACTTGACCACGATTGTAACCAGCAGGCGAGAACCATGGATCAGCAGAGTAATCAGTTCTAGCGCAAAGACCTGCAACATCACCGTTCAATGGAACATATCGGTACTTGTCATTGTATCGGTCATATTGATACTTGTAACCTGAATCAACAACAGCATACGAAGAAGAAGGTAGCGCATCACGATATGTATTAATTGCTGTTGCTGGAGTTGAGGTAGCGTCAGTAATAACATCACCAGTAGAATTATCTTCAGGTGAAACAAACGCAATAGCATCTAAACGTGTCTCAGCAACATTATTGATAACATGAGTTGCAACAGTAGAACTTGCTTTACCTAGCATAATCAACGAAATGTCATATGATTCGGCATTATCGAAGATAGAAAACGCTGTTTGTAGGTTTCCATCGCTAGTAGCAAAATCATCAGTACCACCTGTTAGTGATTGAGTAACTGCAGCTGACATATCTTTAAAGTCGTTATCAGCAGAAGTTAAACCCCATGCAACACCAGTGCCAGAACCGCCAGATGTGGTATCAACAGAAGTTGTGTGGTCCATCCACCAAATGTAACGTGAAGTTGCATTAATTACATCTCTATAATAATTATTTGCTCCATCAGCTTTTTTAGCGTCTGATGCCTTAGAAACAAAAGCAAATTTTTCTAAAATAGTTCCAGCTGTTCCACTAATATATCCATCTTCATCAATAACGATAATGTGAAGTTCGTCATTAGAACCACCAGCAGCATTAACATGAGTTGATGTTCCAGGAGCAGAATCAAATTCAGCTTCATATGCCCAACCAGTATATGTTTGGGAATCAGCCATTGAAACCTTTAAAGAGTTGCCAAGAGCACCTGCCCACTTAGCAGCCCATTCGCCAAAAGCACCTGCGCCATTAGCGTAGTTATCTGTATATGATAATAGATTCTTAATTAGAACTCCAGTTTCAGTAATTGCAGCAGTAACATCACCACTAGCGCCACCTCCACCTGAAACCGTAACTGTAGGTGCAGATGTATAACCTGAACCAGCTTCTGTAATGGTAACTGCATCGATAACATCACCATCAGTAGTAGCTGTAGCAGTTGCTTGTGTTCCGCTTGGATCATCAGGTGCCGAGATTGTTAAAGTAGGTGCAGATGTATAACCTGAACCGCCATCAGCAATAGTTAGTGAAGTAACTCCACCTGATGTTGTTGAAACTGCATTTTTATATCCGGATGCATTCGCTCTAACTACCAAAAGGTTGTTAGAATATGATAGGTAGTTAGCAGCAGTAAAGAAAGAAGTAAATACTGTTTGGGTATCGTTTGGCTTACCGAATCTAGTAACTAACTCATTTTCTGAAGTAATAGTTACTGGATCTTCGATTGGACCCCATTGAAACGTTCCAGCAAAGGCACCACCTGAAGTAGCAACCGCTGGGACGATAGAGGTAAAATCCTTCTCTACAACACTAACGCCTGGACTTAATTGGAAAGGCATTCTTTTCTCCTTGATATTACATAAACATTTATCTGGTTTGCTTCTTCAGCACTATACCATAAATTTATTTATTTTTTTTCACTTTTTAGAAATTTACTATGTCCCTTTCTACGCCATCGTTTATAAATCCAAATGGAGTTAGTTCCTGCTCAATTTTTTGCATCTGATTCTTATACATTATCTCTCTAAGGTTAACATCGTTCAAATCCTTAAAGTAAGAATTAGTAGTAAGCCAAGAAAACAAAACAAGGGTCATAACCAAATCATCATGGTATCCCTCATCAGCAGAGTAACTACCTCTTTGCTCAATAAAAGTTGAAATTTCTGAAATTATATCTGTGTCAAATATTAGTAATTTTTGTTCTTCGATCAGAGATTTAAGATTTTGACATCCTATTCTCTTTACTTTTCTATCGGTATTCACACCTAACTGCGACTTACCGTGACCAAATCCTCCATTAATAAACTGTCCTCTTGAGGTATGCTTGGTAATCATCATAAGATTTTCGTATTCTAGTTCATTATGTAAGATCATAGGAACTTGTTCACTAGAATTTATTTCAACTAAAACATACGCTGTATTATAATCACTTGCTACTTTATATATTACATTAGGATACAAAAGCGGACTAATCTTGTTATCCCTATATTTAGCAACTACTTTATATGGAGATTCAGTAATATCGATTACGGTAAATGCTGAGTAATCTCCCTCTACCCCCTTAGCAGTATCTGCTACTAAACAATAAATATGATTCTTTTCTGGTGTTTCAATAACATCTAAACCATCTTTACTATACAAATACGGTTTAGGTGACATTTGAGAAATAGTATTGGCTGAAATTAAAGTTAGAGATGATCCTAAGAATTTACATAGAACCTCTTGGTTAAACTTTAACTCACCAAGTGTTGCTAGCTGTTCAGCTGCCCACTTCTCATCACGTCCTGGTATTTCGCTATATGGGATTTGAAGCGGAACAAATCCGTTTCTATCATTTTCCGCATCATTCCAAAACTTCCAAAAGTGATTATATCCCATCGGTGTTGATGAGAGTAAAATTTTTGTAGTTTTACCAGAAGAAATAGTAGGATATACAGAAGTAAAAAAGTCTTCAGCAATAGTATTTGGAATAATTGCTGCCTCATCAACATACAACCAGTTGACAGATTTACCACGGATAGCACTTGAAGAAGTTGCCGCTGTAAATACTTTACTTCCGTTTTCTAATTCTATATCTCCTTTGTTCCAAACATTTACTCCCTGTTGCATCCAGTTCGGTAGGTGTTCATACATTAACTGATATCTTGAAAGTACCTCTCGAGCAGCAGTAGCTTTATTAGCCAAGATAGCGACAGTTTTATTTGCTTGAAAAAGCGTGTACCATAGTATGCAAGCAGCAGAAGTAATTGTTTTACCTTGTTGACGACCCTCCATCAATATAACTTTACGATTATTTATTATTGTATCAACTTTTTCCCGTTGACAATCATATAGTTTAAACAAAATTAAACCTTGATCCAAGGAAACTATGTAACAATAATTTTCAATAAAATATTTTGGGTCTTGTGAACACTTGATGTATTCTGTAACTTGTTCTGGAGTAAACTGTACATTTACTCC